TTATGGCTTGATGAATCGAATAGCAAAGTGTGAACCCTCGATTGGAGCAGATGCACCCATATCTAGGAATTGGATAGTATCATTAGCATTTAACTTACCTACCCAACGACAAGTTACAGGAGTAGCATCATAGTCATTAGATAAACCTTGAGTCATGGTTAGTAGACTAGATTTATTCTTACCAATAGCAGATTTACATACAGAATCGCTACCGTGACTACGTCGATATGCTGTCCATTCGAGTTCATAGTATCCGGTACTTATAATTCTAAAACCATCAGTAATAGAAACGTATGTAGCTAATCCAAATGGGTCTTGGTATTTACCTGACCAATCTTTACATCCCCAGACTTGACCACTGATACCGATACTATCTGCTGCTGCACGAGGAGCATTAGAACCAATAGCAACTTCACCGCCACGACCTAAAGAGGCAATTTTAGAATCTACGTAGTCTTTACGAGTGTAAGCGTTAGATGCATTACTTTGACCTGCGCCAGCAAACACGTTACCGCTATGAAGTTCTACGTAATTACTACGACGGTTAGTATAGAATCGCATCTTACCGGTAGCATCACTTAGAATCTGGATACCAGAACGAATGTTTGTTGTATCGTAGTATGAAGCAAAAGCCCAGTGAGCACCTACACTATCCGCACAACGAAGATTGTAAGCAGCAACGCCATTACCACCCCATGTAGTATCATAAAAGTCCTTATTTACTTTTGCTGTCTTGTTTTGGTTAGTCCAGTCGCCAATGTGAAGCTGATTATCTGTACGAACTATACCAACGTTACCAAAGTAAACACCAGAACTAAATTGACCACTAGGGTTTAGACGCAACCAAGAATCACCTTTAACTGCTTCTTTACCTGCTATCTTGATACCTACATCAGAGTGTACGTTGATTCCTCTAGCGAACTCAAAAGAACTGTAAGAATAGAAACCACTTGTAGCATCAGTCTCTATATGGAACCAAGATGTATTACGAGAACCAAACCAAGCATTCTTACCATGAGTAACGCTGTTAATCTTAACACCATTAGTCTCACCAATTAGCCTGAACTTATTTACTAAGTTAACCTGACCGCCTTTGACATAAATGTTATTTTCGAAGTTAACATCAGATTTACCACGAGGAATAGACATAGCCATTGTAGAACTACCATCTTGATAAGTACCAATGACTAAGTCATTCTCATTAGCACCCCGGTATTGAATGTAGGCACCATGTTTATTACCATCCTCTCGCATACGAATTGTAGAGTTCTTATTAGCAGGAGTGCTCATGTTAATAGATGCATCACCAGTAGCCGGTGTTACATTAACTTCATGTTTAACAGTAATCGGGATAACAGATTCAACACCAGAACTACTTACAGAGAGCTTAACATTCTCACCGTACCTACCACCAACACCAATAGATACCTTACCATCAGCATTAGCATTATGAACGTACATTACAGCACGGTTAGCCATAATACCGTAACCACTTGCTTTGAATGCATCAGCAGCAACCGCATCAGTAGCATGTAAACCTTGGATAGCTAGAGTACCAGTCATGACATCACCGCCACTACTTACAGGTGGGTGTAAAGTAGTAGCCATTGCTACGTTTGGTGCATCGTCAGATTCAGTAATAGTCCAACCAGTATTCCAATCAGCAGTACTGTGACCACCAACTACATTGAACACAGCTACACCACGATAAGAACCACCAGCTAACCAAACATATGCAGTACCATCAGTATCACGGCCCATTTTAACAGCAATGGTATCAGTACCGCCGTTCATTGTTGCTTGTGGGGCGTGCCATTGGTTTGTTGTAGCGTATAGGTAACCAGAGAACTGAATATCATAATGCTTATAGCCTTGGTATATACGAACACTGAACGTAACCATCTTGCCTGCATTGGTCTTAAATGGTAGACGAATCTTAGTACCAACATTATTTGCTGCCCTAGTTAAGTAATAAGCGGCTACAGGAGTACCATGTAGTTTATCAACCGGAATAGCATTTACATCATTAGCAGTAGGTTTATAGCCTTCATGATATACACGGCTTAGAGTAGAACCATTAGCTACATTAACTACACCGTCTTTAGCATTTAGGATTATTGGACGGGCATATGTACCGTCACCAAAGCGAGTAACAGTATCACTCGCACCCATCATGTTCACACCATTCATGAGGAATTTAGATGAACCAACTTCTAGATTACCTGTAATTGTGCCACCAGCTAAAGGAAGTCGAGTATTTACCTGACCATCTACATAATCCTTACGGGTAAGCGCATTGTCTTGGTTCAATTGAGCAGAACCAATAACAATGTTTTTCGTGCTCTCTGTTGTACTGTCTTTAACAGCTAGAGCATTCTCTACAGTAGAACCATTCGCTGCATAGTTATTAATTCGAATTGACTCATCTGACTTATCCCAATACATAACACCTGCATTGGTGTTATCCGGTCTACGTAAGAATAAGTTAGCGTTATTACCTGTAGATGTAGCTTTTAGGTACAAACTATTAGGTACAGTTAAACCTCCTGTTAACTCACCACCACTAATAGGCAATGCACCTAATTCGTTCGCTGTTGGTTTGTTAAGTGGGGAGTAGAAACTTTTCTCAGCTAAGAATGCATTGTTAGGTGAACTTGAAGCTACCTCTTGCATCATAACCAAAATACCATACTCACTATCATGGTTTGTGTAGATAACCACTTTCCCATCGACTACCTTAAGCATTGGATGGTTACTTGTAGTACCACGTAGAGCAATTGGGGTTAATACAATTACACCCGATGCGTTAACCTCAACTACATACACTGCACCCGTAGTAGTGCCTGTAGCTCTTGTAACCATACGCACTAAGTAAGATGTATTGGCTCCTAGTGTATGTCCTGCACTGTTCAACAATTCAGGGTTAAGCGTCTTACTTACCTTGTATTCACGCGTGCTAAATGGAGCATCAAGTTTAGGTTGTGCACCTACATCAGCAGCAGTTGGCTTATTAGCTGTTGAGTAAACACGGTCAGCACCATTCTCATAGATAGCACCAGATGCATATAGGTCTTTACTTGATGACTTGATGTGTAAAGCTAAATCATTAGTTTCACCATGTAAGATTTCAAGATTACCGTTACTATGCTCATCAAGAGTCCAAGCACCCAAGTAGTATTTATCTACACTAATATTTCCACCACGGTAGTTATTAACGAAAGCATTAGCAAACCACCAAGTAGTTGAACCAAGTGAAGATTTAGACTCTGCATATTTACCTGCTGCACTTGGTAAGAAACCGTAACTAGTACCACCAGCTCTTAACCACTTAGCTTGTCCAATTTGTAAGTAAGTATCATCAGATTTAATGTAAGCTGTACCGCCAACATCTTCCCAAGTAGGTTTATTAGCTGTTGAATAAATGTATTCCCAAGGATTCCATACTTCACCATACTTGGTTCGATAACCTAAACGACCATTACGTCCAGAAGTACCATAAGGGTATGCAATTTGAGTTACGTTACCTGATGTACCGTAGCAAATCTGTTGTAGGTATGAATAACCAGTACCGCAGCTAGGCGCATTCCCATTAACTTCATGAGTTAGTTTTTGATGGAAACCAGCACCAGATAAATCTAGTGTATTAGGGTCTGTTTGCTCAGAACCTCCATCAGTTTTACCTACTGCACGGAACTTACCACCAGATTTCAAACCAACTTGTGCCCATGTAGGTACTTGAGATTTAGAGTAAGCACCAACATCTTCTGCATTGATTGTTACTGCACCTTGCTTACCGTTTACAGAGGTTACTGATTCAGTGTTATCAATCTTGTAGTAATCATTTAGTTCAACAGAGAACACCAATGAATCACCAACACCATATACAACACCATTAACTGTACCGCCCTTGGTTACTTTCCAGAAGCATGAGTGTTTATTCCCGTTAGTATCAGTTAGAGGTGTTGGGTATACACCGCCTGATAGGTCACAGAAACCCATTTCCACTAGAGCACCTGAGATAGCAGCCATAGCTGTTTCTGCACGTTTAGCAGCTTCTACAGCGACATTAGCAGAAGCATTAGCCTCATCAGCTTTAGCAATTGCTGTAGCTGCTTTCTCTGCTGCTATGCTTGCATCTGAACCTGCTGCACTTGCACTTGTACCTGCGTTGATTTCACTATTCTTAGCGTTGGTTTCACTTGCTTTAGCAGCGGCAGCAGAAGCAGAAGCACTATCTGCATATGTACCTGCCTCAGTAGCTTTTGATTGAGCTAGGTTTGCTGAACTTGCAGCAGAGTTTTTACTTGCTAGAGCATTGGTTTCAGAGGTCTTAGCTGCATTCTTAGATGCCAATGCAGAAACCTCAGAAGCAGCAGCATTACTTGCAGCTAGAGAAGCTGCATCTTTGTATTGCTCTGTTTGTTCCATTGCTTGTGCAGTTGCTACACGGTCTACAGCTACTTGTTTTGCATCAGCATCAGCAGCTAACTCACTAGCTTTAGCATTGGTTTCTGATTTCTTAGCGTTGGTTTCAGAAGCTAGTGCAGCAGATGCACTTGTAGCAGCTTTAGAAGCTTCATTTGTTGCAGTGGTAGCAGATGCATTAGCTTGAGTCTCAGAAGCCTTAGCAGCAAGCTCAGAGGCTTTAGCATTAGTCTCAGATACCTTAGCTGCTGTCTTACTCTCTAGAGCATGAGTACGATGTACAAGAGCTGTTTCTTCACTCTCTTGAGCTGCTAGTTCACTTTCTTTAGCTGCCTGCTCTGAGTTAGCTGCATTTGTCTCTGATAACTTAGCTGCATTTTTAGAGGTTAATGCACTTGATGCTGAATTAGCTGCATTAGTTTCAGATTGTTTAGCTTTTAATTCACTAGCCTTTGCATTGCTTGCAGATAATTCAGCCTCAGCAACTTTTGCAAACACTTGAGCTTTATCTGTATGAATACATTCATGAGCCTCAATTACTTCACCATGCATTTGTTTAGTTTCACGATGAAGCATAACCATTAAAGCATCTGCAATATTTACACCCTCCAAAACACGTACAACATGTTTAGAGTCAATAATTCCAGTAGCTTTATCTGAACCAATAGAAATACCGTTATTAAGTGGTAGCTCTTTATTCACTAATACTTTTAAAGTACGAGCATTAAATGGTAATTCTTGCTCAACTGTAATTTTCATTGAGTGAGGTACACTATTAGATGCAGTGTAACCCACTCGCTCTACAGGAGTAGGTTTATTCATCTTCAACATAGCGCTTAACCTCTTGTTACATCACGAGTTACTTTGAAAGCGCCATGCATAAAGGTAAACACGTTACCATCCACTTCAACTTGAATATCATAGATAGCACTGTCTGAATCAGATGATGCTGGTGGTAGTAGGCTCTCTGATTGTTCTTTGGTAAGTTGCCACATAAATTTACCTTGAACAGCATCTACCTTTTGAATAGGTAGAGTGAACCATACATCATTGCTATCTGCATTACGTCGCACCTGAGCAGTAATATTATGATGTGTAATATCTACTGGTTCTTCTGCACCAGTTTCATTATTCACACTTAGAAGTTGGTAATTAAATTTAGGTGTATCACCACGATAGATTTCAATATCGTATTTAGCACGTTGAATAGACATAATGTTTTTCTCTTATAGTTATTATTTTTAATGAGAAAATGGGGATAAATAGTTTTATCCCCTTTGTTTATATAGATATATATTTTTGGTTTTTTAAGTGCAACTGAAATAGTTAGATTGGTTTAATTTGGGTAGAGTGAGGCATCATTGTAATTAGTACCTCTTGTGCTGGAATAGTGCATGAACCACTAGTACCACCATATCTCATTTTAATATCTACCCTTGCACCTGCCTTACCGATAACCGCACCTACAAATGGAGATGAGAAATCAGCACTTGCCCTAGCACCAAAACTCTCTACAGTTTCTACTGATGAGGTATAAGATGCTTTGCGTACACCATCTACCCAAAGTTGCAACTCACCTACCGCTGAACCTTTAGATGGAACGTTACTTGTACCACCTGCACTAGCATTTAATTGCCAATTCAAACCGCTAATAGCTACAGAGCGTCCAATATCTAAGTGAGCCGGTTCAATCTGGAAAGATGCAATGGTGTATGTACCAATATTACCTATCCTAGCACCCTCAAAGTAACTAGAGCCGGATGTCATTACATCGCCGATAATCTTTTCAGCATAAACAGTACCGCTAAATGTACCGCTTGCACCTGTAATATCACCTGAGAATTTACCCTTGTCAGCATAGATAGTACCTCGAATGGTAGCATTACTAAACTCAGCGAAACCATCCTCATCTACAGCCCAACCAGCCGAACCTGCAACATAGTTAGATGATTTAATCTGTGTCTTAGATTGGTTCGGGTACATCTTGCCGTTAATGGTATTCACACCACTGTTAGCAGTGTTTGCTGTGGATTGTGCAGCATTAGCAGCAGACTGAGCTTTATCAGCAGCAGCTTTTGCAGCAGCAGCATCCTTTTTAGCATTAGCCTCAGCAACAGATGCTAGGCGTTCAGCCTCAGCGATTGCAGCAGCCTCAGCCTCAGTAACAATACCATCTGCATGAGCTTGAGCAGCAACCTGAGCAGCGTTAGCCTTAGCTAGTGCATATTGTTCAGCAGAAGCTTTAGCAGCATTAGCTTTATTGGTTGCATCTGTCTTAGCGGCATTTAATGCAGCATTGGCTTTAGCTTGCGCACCTGATGGTGTTTCAGCACCAATAGAGCTAGGTGTTACATTTGAGTTTTTAATCTCATCTGGATATGTAGCACTTGGCTCAAAGATTAGCTGCTGCGCTCGAATAACACCTTTTACATCAGCATTGGATGCATAAAGCTTACCTGCCTTATCTACACGGAATGGCGCAGAAGCAGGGGTAGAGTGACCTGCATAAATTCTATAGGTTGCATCCTGACCATCCAAGGTAGCAGAGCTTGTACCCTGCCCAGCAATCACCTTAGTGTTAGAGGCAATGTGATTACCTGTAATAATACCTGCCTTGATGTTATTAGCTTCTAACTGACCAATTAAGGTATTAGGAATCGTAACCAATCCAGAAACACTATCTACTTGGAATACTGGCTTAGTACCTGCTGAACTTGACACACGGAACTTATCAGCAACCACATCAAAGTGAGAGGTTTCACCGTTGTTACCCATGATTAAACCAGACACTTTACCGTCTACATCATGTTTAATTTGAGTGATTGCCTCTACCTTTCCATCTGTAGATTCAATTAAACCATGTAAAGATTCAACAGAACCATTGAGATTAGTAATAGAGGATTTAACCCCGTTAATCTCTTGGTTCATATCTTCCCATTCAGGGGACTCTACAAGCACATCTTCAATAGTCTTTTGAGTGAATGAGATAGGCACACTGTAAGCAATACCCAAGTTATCAAACACATCAAAATGACCTACACGTACATAGTAAGTACCCTTACCACTGAACGGTACAGCATAAGCCTCACCAACACTCACACCACTTAGAGTTAAACCACTTGGAGTAAATGTAGGGTCTTGTGAGATATGAATCTCTGTCCCTGCATAATCGTTCTCTGTTGGTGTATCCCAACGAATATAAACATCCGTTTGAGTACCTGTAACCGCTACACCTGATGGTTGAGCACATTGAGTATTAGCCACACTAACAGAGGTTGCCACGTAAGACTTTGTACCCTCCTTTGAAACCATCAACACTTTGAAATGTAGATTACGGTTTTGTACTTGCTCTTGAGTGTTCATTGAGTAGGTGTAAACAAAGTGGTTATCCATTGTTTTGTAAGTGGATGTATAAACTTTGTTTGCTCCCTTATAAACCTGCACCTCATAGTGAGAAAAAATCTCAGCGTAAGTTAGGTTAGATGTACCAAGAGGCAAAGTAGTCATATCATCCCAACGAACCAAGCAATCAACAGAATCAAAGCTTGCTGTTAAGTTGGTTACATTAGGCATAGCTACATTAGATGAAATGCTAATGTTCTCTATTACAGCCCAAGGTGAAGTAGAACCTTGAAAGGTTTGAGTAGCTACACGGAAATCATAAGCATCAGCTAATAAACCAACAAAGGTATAAGATTCTGCTTGAAACTCACCAACACGAATCCATGTAGGAGCACTATGTAACTTGTACTCGATGATGGTTCTATGTTCTCGCATATAGCGAGTTTCCCAAGCAAGTACACCCTGACCTGTTACATCAAAACCAGTCTGATTAAATGTTAGGTTTACAGGTTCAAATAAGTCGATATTTGGCGGTAGTACAGGATTAGAGCTATTACCATCCTCGTAAGAAGAATCATCATATACAGTTGGCTCAAACTGCGTAGCTGTAACCTTACTGGTAGTTGTTTTCTCATCTAGAGAAGTAACAACCTTATCCACTCGGAATTGAACTCTATCTAGCTTGTAAGCTTCATTACTGAGAGTGAATACATCCCAAACATGCAAGTTAACTTTGGTATTATCTAACTCAAACTCAATAGTCTTTTGATAGTTGGCTTGCTTAAGAGTTTTATTGGCAATGTACTTAACAAACTTACTGCCGCCATTCTCTACTGTGTAAGGTAGCTTTATATCCTTAACTTTCTCAAAACCATCTCTTTGATGAACTACAGCTACATCTTTAGGTAGAACATACTTATCAAGTTTGTGGTACGTATTGCTATTGGTGTACTCCACATTCACAATATTGAAGTATTGAGCATCGTTAGCGTTAGATAGTTTAAAGGAACCAACACATTCACCCTCTGTAACGTGAGCTACAGGATGCGTAATACGGTCAGCTTTAACCTTAACTAAACCATCCTCTACATAAACAATACCATCAAAGGATGTAACCATATCTTTGAGTACATCACCGAAAGATTGGTTTTGGCTCACGTAACCATCAAAATGAATATCACGAGATTCACAGTAGTTAGCTAAAGCAATGAATGATTCAACATCAATAGCATCAGCAGGAATAGCCATCCCATAATAATTATCAACCAGATAGGTTAATAGAACACATGCAGGGTTACGGTAAACCTCATACTCACCTGACAACCAAACACGCTCAGAACGCTGCACAGCTCCATTTAGATATGGGTCTAAACGAGGGTCAATAACAGCATTGCCTTGTACCATTGCCTCAACTTTAAAGCTGTCAGACATGATACGAATATTGTTATCGTTACCCTCTGGAACCCAACGCTCAATGAGCATAGAGATAGACGCAGTGCTATCACCACGACAATCTACAGTCCATTCACCATCTGAATGAGGAATTAGCTGCTGATAAACTTCTTCTGTAGGTCTACCTAATCGAACACCTAGACAAGCGTTAGGGAATGTACGACTTGATTTGATACCGTACCATTGGTTAGCCTCAATCAAACCATTGTAAGGCGTACCATCAATGTAAATCTTATCTACACTTTTAAGCTCGCCAACACCTAGTGAGTATGCTTGAGCCAACCAACGAGTGTTACTATTGTTTACATTGTTCCACACCCGAACAGCAGGAACGATACAGTTACCAAACGCTACTATTTTAGGGTTATCCGCCCCACGTCTATCAATTGCCGTACCTGCATCTTTAGCTCCATCTGGTCGCATGCTTAGCGTCATAGCCAAAGACACAACAGACGTAACGGCAGACACTACGGCTAATACAGTAGGAATATAAGCCATAAATATTTACCTTATAATTATTGTTTTCTAAATATTTTTAACTTTTGTAATTGCTCTAAAGACAATTTTAAAAATTGAAAGGTATTTGTTTTACTGCAAACACCAAACATCATCCCATTATAAATAATCCCACAATGAATACCTTTAATAACAATATCACCGTCATATGCTCTAAGAGGCTCTATAACAGACCAGCCATTATTAGTAAGGTATTCAGACATGTTCTTTGCATTGCATGCCTTACGTAAATTCCTACGCCCATCTAGAGGGTTATTAAATGGTTCTATTTGAGTAGTATCAAAACCAAGATATTCGAGCAACATGAGGTTGCAATCTACAACCCCACATTTTCTTTCTTTGCCTAGATACTTATCAAACAAATCGAATAGATTTATTTTCTGTACCATAGTGCATCATCTTTCAAATCTTGGTTAGCGTACATAAAGAACTTATCACCAGAATGATAAGCCTGATGTGAGGCATTATTTGCACGACACAAACTAGGTTTTTTATCTAGGTCAAATATAGATTTACAGCTCACCTTGAGAGCCATAGAACCAGATTTATAATCTACTTGTGTTTCAGGGGTAGATGTAAAACCACGATAATAAATAGATGCCTCTGTAACTGTATTACCGCCCTCTGCTACAAATGCTTTATAGATTCGAATTGGTGAACGCCTAAATGTCTTTTCGTTTACCACTTCTTGAAATTCCATTGATACACCTGACAGAGTAATACCAAGCTCTTTACTTGCTAAGGTGTTCTCTACAGTAATCTTGTCTACTGCTAACAATGTACCAAATGCACGGTAGGTATGACCGTTATAAACCACATCATAAGGTGCATCTGTAAGGTTCATAAATCCCTCACCAATGCCTGTTAGGTCTAGTGAAACCAATGAACAATAGAAACCACTCATTACATCACCTCCCACATCTTAAGAGAGATTTTAGAGCCAACCTCATAACCTAATCGGTGTTTATCCTCAGAGAGTCGCACAAGAGGTGTGGGTTTAAAGTTGATTGGTTCCCCTGCTAAATGAGGTTTACGAGATGCAGGGTAAAACTCAAGTTTATTACCCTCTAAACCAATAACTGTATATACCTTAGTATCATTCTCAAATTGGAATAAGCTACCTAATTCAACCTGACCAATAACACCAGTTAAATTAGTTGAGGTGTTCCCAATGGAAATATTAGAACCAAGTCTAGCAGTTACATTTGAAGACATAGGATTACAGAAACCTTTACCATCAGTCTCATCTTGTAGAGATAGTGTAAATGGATTAGCTCTACCTCTTACGCGTAATAGAAAAGCTTGGAATGCTTTAATATCAGCAACGTTAGAAAAGTGAACATCACACTCAATATTTAAGCGATGCAATCCACGCTCTTTAGAGTTAGCAACAAAGTTTAACCCCTCTGTATAAAATACAGGCGTATGATGCTCTACCTTTACATCACTAATAATGAAATCTTTATCAGACAATATAATATTCATATTTATCACCAAACCACCCCACCAATTAAAGTGGGGTATTCTTATTATTGTTATATGCTTGGATTTTCTCTATGAGCCATTGCAACCAACTGAGCTAGGTTTTCACGATGCTGAGCCAACATATACATGAACTTTTCATCAGATATTGTTGTATCACCTTGAATAACCAAATCTGAGTTAATTACAGATGAACTATTAGAATTATTTTTATTGGCTTTTAAGTATGAGGTCAAATCCTTATTAGCCTCTGGTTGAATTACACGCTCCCCTTGCTTAAGGATATAGGAACCAGTTGTATCAATCTCATCCATACCTGAGTGAGCCTGACCAATAGCTGTAGAACCAACCTTAGCAATAGCACCACCATACTGAGCCAATACAAGAGCCTTAGCACCTAGCTTTTGAGCTTGAGTAATCATTGTTGGGTCTTTATCTACTGCACCCCATGCATCCCACATTTTCATACCCAAGCTAGCAATGGTTGCACTCTTTTCAGCAATCAACATTGCTCTTTGAGCCTTGCTACCCTCTTTCATTACACCACCTAGAGCCTCAAACATTTGAGAGGTCATATCTAGGTTTTGATGAGCAATAGCCTTTCTAGCCTCTGCAATTTGCAATTCATGCTCTAGAGCCAATGCATCATATTCAGCTTGTGTAATGTTGCGTGCTTCTAACTGAGCTTTTAAAAACTCTAAGTTAGATTCAGCTTCATAGATTTTTGATTCTTCTTGGTTCGCTACACGCTCAGCTTCTAGCTCATTCTTAGCTTGGATGTGCTCATACTCAGCATTAAAGAGCATTGCTTTTTGGTCTTTAAACGAAACCAACTCTTTCTCAAACTGTTGGGCTAACTTGGCTTGCTCTAGAGCATACTGAGCATCTAAACGCTCATGCTCAGTAGTTGCTGCTGCAACACGTAATTGTGCTTTCTTCATCTCCAACTCTTGAAGATGCTTTAGCTCTGCGTCTTTACGGTCTTTAGCTGCTTTCTCAATGAGCTTTAACTTCTCACCCTCATCAATCTTCATCTGATTGATTTCAGCAACCCTTAGAGCCTCTACAGCTTTGATACGGTCTAATTCATCGGTAACAGAATCGACACTAGCTTGTAGGTTGTTCTTCTCACGCACTTGAGATGGATTAGAACCAGCAGGATTAGATTTCTTGTTTTCCTCTAACTGTTTAAGCTCTGCATCTTTGTTCTTCTTAATGGCAGCATCAAGAATAGATTCTTGCTCTTTTAACAGTTGATTTTGTCTTTCTAACTTATCAATCTCAACTTGCTTAGTAACAATCTGGTTCATTGAGTAGTTAGTGGTGTTTTTCTTGAGGTTGGCTATATCCCTTTCTAATCTTGCTTGCTTCTCTGTGTTCTCGGTTAACACCTTGCTTAATGCAGCTTTATCCACCTCAAGCGAACCAACAGATAAAGAAACATCTGCTTTATACCCTTTACCATTATTCAATGAATCACGAATAGCATCTGCCCTATCACCAACATTGAGAGAGATTAAGAACTGATTAGCGCGACTCAACAAGCCGTTAATCATTTCATACAAGCCTGTTAGCTTGTGAGCAGCTACAACACCAAAGGTATCCCACATGGTAGACCAATTAGCCTCCATGACCTGCATCTCAACAATAGTGTCCTTATTCATTAATGGGGTAGCAGCAATCTCACCCATACGTTGCTGCATGGCTTTCATAGCTTCACCATTGTTAACCAATAGAGGTAATAGGTTTGAAGATTCAGAAGCGATAGACTCAAGTACAAATGTCATTTGAGCACCACTAGCACCTGCTCTCTCCATCTCAGTTACAACCCTTTGGAGAAACTCTGGAGCATCTAAATCTTTAAGGTCATTAAAGTTAACCTTACCCTCACCAACCACATCAAAGAAATCTTGTAGAGCACCACCACCTGTAGTCGCATAATCACCGATTCTATCCATAACATCTTTGGACATTTGCCCTAAATCATCCATGCTCACACCTACAGTAGATGTAGCCAATGCTAGAACCTTAAACTCTTGCATGGTCATGTTTGCTTGAGTAGCTGCTTTACGTAGCGCTTGCTCATTCACAAGAGCTTGTGAGGCTAACTGATGAAAACTTGAAGATACGGAACCAACAGCAAAAGCTACGGCAGTAAGTGCAGCAATATAGCCACCACCCTTAACACCTCGCATACCTTGCAACATTGAATTGATAGCACCATCAACAGAACTAAAATCCTTTGAAACTTGGGTAGCGAACTTGTCTATCCGTTGTTCCATACGAATTAAATTGCGGTCTGTTTCTGTCTTAGCATCCCTTAAACGTTGCACATAATTAGCTGTATTAGCTCCCAAACTAATATTAATATGTGACATATTTCATCACCCTTATACTTATTATTGTCGTGATAAAAATAAAGGTAGCCTTAAGCTACCTTTGAATGTTTGTTATATAGTTCCAATAATTTCGCTATCAGATATTTATCTGGTTCAGGTTTTTCTCTTTCTATTTCTACCTGCTCTAATATCTTCTCTAGCGTATTAGCCAACATTTCATCGGTGTTACTTAAACTAATAAACTGTTTAGCTTTCTTAACCAATTCATGCTCTAACCAATCTGGCTCTCTCTTTAAATAAGGTAGAAAGTCTGTAGCTAACTTCATATCTTTTTGCTTAGTTAGATTTTGGTTGTATGTGAATTGAAGTAGCAATCCATCCCTATAAGCTTGAGCATCATCTGTAAATGGGGTTAAGTAATTTAAAGCTCTATACTCATTAATAATATTTAAGTCCCAATTTTCCAACTCAAAAATGGGAACACCTAATTTAAGTGATAATTGTAGGAGGAACTTTCTATCATCATCTATTGAAAGTTGGCGTATTACTTTACTAATTCAGAATCAGTAAAAGCAGAGATTTGAATAATCTTGGATGCAATCTCTTGGATAGTGTAATAGTCCATAGATGAAGCTAAGAGATCTCTCTCCTCCATTGTGAATAGAGGTGTACCACTTTCATCTACAAGCCCGTGCACGACCGTTACAAGCCCTCGTAGAGCCACTGTTTTACACTCACTCACATCAACCATAGCCGCATAAGACATAGGACGAATGAACACCTCAGAACCAAGTGATTCAATCATTACCTTACGATGCTTTATACCTCTAGCTAGAAACATTTCTTTATTCATAATATACACCTCAAGTAACAAGGTGGTATTTCTACCACCTTGAAAATCAACACATTAAGCAGCTTTATCTGCTTTAGCACGTAGCATTGTTGCACCGTTTGTATATTCAATGTCAGAGTCAATAGCGATAGTCCAAGTACAAGTACGTTGAGTATCAAACTCTGCACTCTCTGAGTAACCAGTAACCACAGCAGTAAATGTACGTTTAGCAGATGCAGCAGCAGACTTAGCTGAATCGCCGTAGTAGATAACCTCGAATGCTTTAGATTCACCTGATGTCTTAGCAGCCATTAGAGCCTGATAAGATGCAGTGCTAGGGTTAAATGAGCAAGTCAATTCAATTGTACTACCTGCACTTGAACCAATAAGTTTACGAGGGAATTTACGATTATATTGCTTAACTTCAATTACATTGGTTTCATCAGTTAAACCTGAAAAACCCTCAATATCTGTAATCTCAGTTGTATCAATTTTAATATCCATATAGTTGGATACGGAAATATCAGTCAAACCAGACATATTATGTTTCCTTAATTCTTATTGTTATTGTATAGGTTCTTTCAAAAATCATCTGTTCTTGATTTAGGCTATCATTGAAATTAGTAATTCTCATACTAATTATTGGTAGTCCATCTAGATTATTAGCTGATTCCAAATATTCACGCAAGTGTAAATCATTGTATATATCACTAATATCTTTAGATGATACCGTCAACTTAATAACACGATTAGAAATATTATCATTGTTATATCGCTTAGTGGCAATTCCATATCCTGCATTTTCAATACAGAATGCAGGTGATACTGCATCCTCTGGAATATAAAATGAATATACAGGTACAGTTGGGAATGCACTATTTAGAAATTTAATAAACTTACTTTCTAGCATTTGCTTTCCTCATTGCTTTAGCTTGCTTCTCAATCGAATTAATCAACTCACCCTTAAACCGTTCAACTATTGCAGATTCATGCTCTGCATAAGTCTCACTAACAAAGTGTTTTGGTTCAGTGGTTCCAATATCACGATGTGTAGAATCAGTTGGTTTACCCCAAGCATGAAACACTTTACCGTTCTTGGTTTTAGCTACTCTTTTTTGCCTACCGTTCTCAAGAATTGCTGCAAGCCCATAAACATGATTATCAAAGGTCACATTAGCGAACAGCTCAGAAGCTTGGTTATCCTTAACTCGCCCACCTTTACCCACTTTGATTTTCTTACGTGTATTTACGTTAACTCTAAGTTTCACGCCCTCTCGTAAGTCACCGGATGTATAACCTTGCTTTCTACTAGAGCCTTGGTAATGCCTATAGGAACTCTTAGGAGACGAACCAACAGGAATCTTACTCTTTAGTGTTTCCTTTACTGGCTCCATTGCCTTACGCCCTGCATTGCGTAATGCACGCTCTCTAAACTTCGCATCAGTCAAACCATCTAATAGAGCCTCTACAGAATCTAAACCTTGGATGTTTTTTAGCTTTCGTTGTATAGCCATTATTTAGACCTCTTTACAGCTCGGAGGGTTACATACTTATCATACCCGTACCAATTGTTGTGACCTGTAATATCATATTCCTCACCATGAAATACGATATACATTTGATTTGTAGGTGCAGGATGCGACCTATTAAATCGAATAGTAAACTCAAGCTCGGTATTAACACTATGCGTAATTGAGCCAACAGATTCACGCTTAATAAATTTAATTGCAGCAGGACACTTAAATAATAATTTCTTTTCCTTGGTTTCAATTCCATATTCATTAATACCAGAAACCACATCCCACATTTCAATTCTATGTCTCATCATTCCAATGCGCATAACGATTACCCCATTGGCTTTAAGCGATACATATCGAAACAGTAACGATGATTATTAGGCACTTCTGAAATAGACACACCATTGCTAATATCTTCACGGTTCTCATACCATGTAGCAATAAGCTTAAGCATACCAATCTTGATAGCTTGAGGAATCACCTCTACAGGATAAGCAACGCTGTAACGCACTGTAAACTCAGTACAATCACTATAATCCTTAGTAAACCTTAATCGACCTGATACTGCATTGTGTCGATAGGAACTAATAGAGATTAACTCATCATTTCGGTAAGCAGCAACCTCATGCACACTTGCCACCAAACCCAAAGGTAGATATAGCTCTTGCTTGAAGCTATCAAAGGTTGCAATTACCTCTACATAACCAAATACACGATTCATATAAGTCTCTGCAAAATTAATTGCAGCCTTACGATATACATTTAGTAATTGTTCCTCTTGATAATCATATACACGTAGATATTCCATTACTTCCTCAAGAGGTAATAATTCATCAGTTACATCTGTTTTACTAATTATTGTGTAATGCATACATCACCCCTCATAAAATAAAAGGGAGCCTTAGCTCCCTCTTAAATTAAGAGCATTGCACTCTTAAATATTATTTAGAACGTACCATTGCAGGTTTAACAATAAGAGCTACAGCAGCTTCATTATCATTAACGATAGTACCGATACGAGTTGAGATGGTGAACTCAACACAGAAGTCAATCTTGTATGGGTTGCGGATGAAACCAAGAGATGTAGGAATCTCTACCACTTTAAATGCTTCATCTAGACGACCAAACACTACTGGTTTTTCCTCTGGTAATAGATGCTCAACCACAATGTCAAAACCAAATAGTTTACCTGCAACTTCTTTATCTAGAGATGGTTGCATCATTGGACGACCTAGACCATCTTTTAGACCTGCTACACGTTGGAACATCTCACGAGACATAACGTATTTAGCACCAGATACATAACCCGCTTTTAGTTCGAACTGCATTGCACGCAGAACCTCAATCAATTGAGCATCTTCTGCAATTTCAGTTTGAGTCTTAACTAGAACTGGATAATGGTCTACCTTGCGAGTAGCTACATCTTTCACACCCTCAGTTTCATCAAAGTAAGTCATGAAACCTTTAGGAGTATTAGCACCTGCACCATTCACTAGACCTTGTGAAATCAATCGACCTAGTTGTTTACGAGTGTCTTGCATTACAAATGCTTCTGCATCAAAGAACACATCTGATAGTGCTTCTTGAGTAACAACAGGTTTAGCAATTGCTTTACCATGCGTCATTTGAATGGTTGCAAACGTTGGAGTGCCTGTAGCCTCACCATTAACACCTGCTACATTTTCACCCTCCCAACGAGCACCAGAGTGACCAACTTGAACACGCTTCTCATACTTAGTTGAAGCAGCCACTTCACGACCAAATAGCTTACCCATTACAGATTGCTCTAGGATACGGGTAACAATGTTGCGGTTTACTTGAGCAACTACACCTGCACCTGCTGATGTGTCTTCTGTAACATTGAAAGACTTGATATGACCATCTACTACAAGTTCGGTGTTGAATCCCTCACCTGATTTAACCGCATCGTAGAATTTGGTTTTTAGAGCTTCCGCTTCATCTTCTGCTTTAATCTCTACAGCTTCATTTGCAGCTTGTAGACCTGCAAAAGCATCTTTAAGGTCAGCAATGTCTGATTTCACTGAATTGATTTCAGCTACTTGTGATTCAACACCAGTTACAATTGCTTCAAGTTTTTGTGCTAGTTCCATATTAAATACCTTTTATAGTTATAATTATTAGGCTTATTTTTATTATTTAAGTAATTTGGTTAGTGCAAAATTAATAACTAGGTTATCTAGCTTTTGAACCAACTCTAAAGGAATTTGCTTTTCTTCTTCCATCCCTGCCATTACATCTTCTTCAATGGCTGAAACATTAGAAATAATACGCTCAATATCTTCTGACTTAACAGACTCTACCAAGCTATCCTCATTGCAAGGAAATGTAACTATACTAATCTCACGAATATCTACATCTTGCAAGAATGTAATATTAGTATTTTTATCATAGTGCGACTTCTTGACAATATATCCAATTGATAATGCATCAAGAGCACCTAACTTTAATAACTCATAAGTCTCTTTACCAATGGCTGTATTAAGGGCTAATTTACCTTTTACCAATAATCCCTTTTCATCCTCAACCATTTCAAGCCATACACCACAAACTTGCTTAAAGTCATGCTGTAATAGCATCTTAGGCATTCGACCTAATTTATCTGCACGCTCAATAGAAGAATTAAAACATCCATCTACAGTACAATCACGAGCCTTATCTACTACATTCTTTACATTGGCGTAAGCAGTAAATACACCCTCCTCATTATCTATATCTTCAAAGGATTTAATCTGCAAGTATAAATTTTTAATTGTCATAATTTGAACTCTCTTTATTGTTATTATTATTGGAGTTAACAAAATCATCAGACGAACCAAATACAAGATTATTAGAACCAACTACATAAATTTCATCTGTAGTATCTGCTTGTAGGTTCATTCGTTTACGCGCTTCGTTTCGAGAAATTAAACCACGAGTAAACATTTTCTCTGTCACTTCTGCTTGAGTCTTAACATCACCTTTTAGATATTCAGACACATCAAACTTAACCACATATTCTTTAGGTAAAATTAAATTCAATCGTGCCTCAATCTTGGTTAATAAAGACTGCAAACAAGAGCGATAGAAGAAAGCATTAACAGTTTCAATGTCCGTCATATTTGGGTCACTAATACCCAACAAAGAAACAGGCACACCAAAGATTGCCGCTATCTCACGAATGGAGGCATTACGAGTTTCCAACACCTGAGCATCACGCAAGTTATAAGCGTTTGGGATGTACTTCATACCATTCTCTAGAATGGCAATACGATGCGCATTCTCATCACCTGCATAGTGCTCATTAAACTGCTTACTCAATCGAGTAAAGCTTTCCTCTGTTAAATGACCATCAGCTTGAATGAACGCACCAGCTCTAGAACCTTTCTTGTAATACGTCTCAGCATTCTTTGTTGCAGCCAAAGACAACCCAATAGAGCTACGTGAGGTAGCAATCTTATCCAATGCACTATAAGTATTTAGAGAGAGGTCACGAATCACCAAAATCTTATCTTGGTTCAGAACCAGATTCTTACCCTCATTGGTTAAGCAGTGATAAGCCAAACCACCATTTGTAAGCTCCTGCACGCTTACCTGCTTAGGAGAGTTAAAAGGGGTAATAGACAACACCTTACCTTTAGGGGAGCGCTCTACAATTGCATAGAACTCACTAAACAAAGTAAGTTGCGCTGCCATCATCTCAATAAATTCTGGCGTCGTTTGTCTTTGGTTTGGGCGTCGAGTTAATACATGAGCCATCAAAGAATCAACATCCTCAACCCACTCTTTACCAACGGTAGACACATTACGTTTATATAATTTTAAAGGCAGAGTTGAGACGGTCTGAGAAATAACACGCACACATGCTTTAATTGTCGGGTCTTGTAATGCAGTATCATAATTAACTGCAACACCTGCACCCGACATAAAACCACCTAGTGACATGCTATTAAAACTATCTACTTCTGCGGTAGATTTCGTAACAAACATGTTTTTCACCAACTATCTAATTTAAATAAATCTTAAATCTTGAGTCTCATAAATAGATACCTCTTTGCTACTTAAAATGGTTTGAGACAAACCAATAATAGTAGCAATACAAATATCTATCTTTTTACTGTGGTCTGCTTTACTTCTAATTACTCGAATATCTCCGTGCGAACCCTCTTGAACCAAGGCATTAATTACACACCATTCAAATAAATCAGAATCATATTTTAACTTACCTGACTTAATTAAAGTCTGGAACATTACAGCAGATTCACTCAAACCAAATCCTTGTTTAACTGCTACAGCCTCAATTTGATGGTTGGCATATAAATCATAGGCAAACTTAGTACCACCTGCGGCAGCATCAATAGATATACCTTTGACATCAAATAACTGAACAGCACTAACAATATCATTGGTTATATAATCCATATCAGTTATCTCAGTAGGAGTAAATACAAGTTCGCCTTTCTTGTTTGCCTCATAATATCTAGTTTGCAATTGGGGCTTTAATCCTCTTATTGCAGATTCGGGCAAATAAGACTTCTGAAATACTTCTACACCTCCTTTATCATCAGGAAATATATAAACCAATGAAGATAAATCAGAGACGCCTGCAATATCCAAACCTAAATAACAAGGCTTACCTTGATATTCAATAATTGAACCAAGAGATCTATCTCTACACTTAAATAAATCGGAAGCCTCTACTAAACTAGCTTCATCAAAATCACACCACACATTTAAATGCTTAGTTAGGAAGTTAGCCCTTGCTGATGCATTCCTAGTAGCCTCACTACATGCAGCCCTTAAACCCTCTATAGAGACAGCATGACCAAGAGCAGGATTTGCTTTACCCCACACACTTTCATCAGTCCAGTTATCTACATCACCCGCATCCACTGCATAAACCAATGAAAAGAATCTATCAGCCTCAATCACACCAGTAGCAACATCTAGCGAATACTCAAACATCTCTCTACCAAAACCTTGAGTATTCACACCTGCGGTACTAATCATTAGCATTTGAGGGTCTTTAGAACTCTGCATACCAGTAGATAGAACATCCACTACAGCACTCGAACTATGAGCATGAATCTCATCACACAGTTGCAAACCAGAACCACGAATACCATCCAAAGTATCCGCCTCACTGGACGCAATAATTACCTTTCCTTGGTTCGGGCATCTAATCTCATTACGCAGCACTTCAAAACGATTCTTAAGAGTTGGAGATGAACCCTTAATCATTGTTGATATATCTTCAAAAGCTAACCTGGCTTGCTTGGTAGCTGATGCAGCACACACAGCAACAGGAGAACCATTCTGATTAAGCAACATGTTTGCAATTGCAGCTACAGCAGCTAAACATGTTTTACTGTTACCACGAGCAACCCACACACTAGACTTAATAAACCTACGCTCACCTCGTAGAGTCTCCCTAGCTCTATCTGAGTAATACCAGCCAAACATCTGAGCCAATATGAACTGCATGAAAGGAAGCAATCTAAAAGGCTTACCTGCTAACACTCCCTTTGGATGTTTAAGGTAGTTGGCAATCAAACCAACCAAACCAACCTCACTCAAAGAGAATGTTAAATCCTCTCTCTGTAGGTCATAAACAAACCTTTCACATGCAGCATATTCACCCCTACCTGCAACCCTCACGCCCATTAAAACGTCATAGGCATACTGATAGACAGACTCAACACCCTGATAGTAGGAACCAAGAATAGAATTGCCGAAACTATCTACCAAATCAGGTTGGTTTGCTCGGTAGTTGTATTGCTCCAAATCAACAGAGGAAATATCCCAATACTTATAACTAACCATAAGAACACCTCTTAAGGCGTCTTACGATTAAGCAATGCAGCCGTTAGAGGGTCTGTAGCATCTACACTTTCAATCTCACTCATTACCGCTAACTTACTCTTAGGTGTCATTAGTAACTCACTCATAAGAGCCTTAATTGCATTGTTAGCTTTAGATGCAACCTCATTAGCTGGATTAGCTTTAGCTGATGTGCCATACGAATTATTACTATAAATAATTGCACCCTCATCTCGAATAGAAATTAGAGCACTTGTAAGCAAGCTAATATTTACAACCAATAAGGCAATGGAATTGTAATCTGATGGATAGATAGTACGCTCAGCCTCTAACATCTCTTTAATGCTTAGAAACTTCTTATACTCTTTACTTGTTAACGGGATAGCTAACTCAATTTTATTATTATTGTTATTATTGGCAGCCATAATTATTTACCCTCTCTTAAACTGAACCAAGAGATTTAATCGCAATAATTTATCCTCTACACATTTACCTTGCTCATCTGTAATCAATATACCAACATCAATTAATTGAATGCGATACAAGATACCCCTATAAATTATATATTTATCTACACCATCCTCTTTAGAAACATTAAAGTTAAAACCCTTACATAACTTATCAATCTTATGTTGAAGCCTCTTCTCCTTTCGCTTCTTTAGTTTTAATCCAATCATGTAAGTAATATGCTTCACTTTGTCTTGGATGATTGACCAAACACCATTGGTACAACTTGATGTAATTTCCATCTTCTATAAACCTCTTAACAATATTACCTTTTCTGTAGTGACATGACTTACACAAGCAAACTATATTTCTCTCATCAAACCAATATAACTCATCAGCATCTACAGAACGCTCTAGCCAGTGGTCAGCATCACTAGCCAACTCCTTTTTACACATCTCACATATAGGTCTTGCTTGCCTTTGAATTAAAGAGAAGTTACGCCACCTAGTCGTGCTATAAAAACCACTTCTTTCTATTACCTCTTTGGTTCTTACTTTCTTCCTGTGCTTAATACAGCGATGAGAACCATCTCTAACTATTTCTCTACAGGCAGGATGTGAGCATAATTTTGCTATAGGCATAAACCACCCCTCACACATACACATACACATAGTAATACCGATACATTAATTATTAGAGGTTGTCTACAACGCTCTATAAAGCCCACAGAGAAGAATTAAAACCAAGGCAATTAAACTATATTACCTCACCATAAAACCCCTTAAATAAGTCCAAATAGAGTTATTTTTAAATGGTTTTCGAACCAATAAAAAAGAGGGAGAATCTAGGTAGCACAAGGCTTATCCCCAAATTACTCCCTCAGAAAAAAGTTTTTGAATTGGATTTGGTGTAAATACAACTAGCAGTGGGTTATGTAATATAGGGGTATGTATATATTTTATACCCCCCTATACCTACTTCATCACTCTACATATCCAATCACATCACTCAATTCATCAACCAATTCAATCCCTTGCACTGTCTGCTCATACCCAAAGACATGAACCAATGACATAACAATACAAAGTAGAACTACAATCACAACTGCTCTATCAAGTCTATATTTACCATCAGCAAATATCATACTCTTTAAATTCTTAAGTAGTGGAATAAACCTTATTGGACCTTTCATATTAGTAGCTCCACAAATAACGTGTTCCCTCACGCCAATCAAGATGAACAAAGGTTTTAGCAACACCTACACATGCACCATATTTTAAACCAAGCTCAACTAATCTACGTCTATCAACACCATTAGATACTGCAATATCAAAAGCTACACCTTGTGTGTGTGAACCAAGATGAGCCTTATTAACTTCATCGGGATGGTTCTTGCATCGGTAGCCACTATTAATAATCATTGCCTTACCATATTCATCCCTAATCTTCTGCAACATATTAAGAGCAAACTGCTGAATACCCTCACCACCACAACCACAAGTACACTTAAGTTTCTTATCTACTGCTGGATTAAAGTTCTTTGTTTTAACTGTCATCTACATACACCTTATTGTTATTTTTATATCTGTGTATATTTACACATGAGGATTATTAAATTAGAATCCTCTACATACTCAATATCACAATAAAAATAAGAGTAAAGCCATGAACGATATTATTGATATAGCTAACGAACGTGTAGAGCAAAATCTACAAGCAGCAATTAACGCTGCAAGAAAATCAACAGATACTTTCCTACTAAAAGGTATTTGTCATAACTGCGGTGAACACCTAGACAACCCAAACGGTATCTTTTGTGATTCAGCTTGTGCAGAAGATTACGAACAATACATTAACCGCAATAAACACGTTTATGCACACTAATTAATTTTTTGCTGATTACTCAGATAGAGTTGGAAGTTTTATAGATGGAGCCGAGAGAGTGATGGCTATCCATGCGAACCAATAACAATAATAACTAAGTGTTCGAGGTGTTTGCTAATATGTATCATAGGCATATTAGACGTAGATAATAACACAATAATCACTGACTCAGTTTGTAATAGTCCTCCTAGCTATGTACAAGCGTCTAACCTAAAGACATAAACAAAGGTATAATTAGCCCTTAGCATTTATTGTTAAGGGTTTTTTATTATCTGAACCAAGCAAACTATATACACAAACATTTCTTATGTTATTAGTTTAATGAGCCTCCAACTAAGAGAGGTATATAACAATAACAAAGAGATAAAATTATGAATGCAGAACAAGAAATTAAATTAGCCATTATGGAAACCAAAGTAGAAAACATTGAAACAGAGGTTAAAGAAATCAAAGAAGCAGTAACCTCTACAAGTGAAGCTATAAACAAGATTCAACTAGCTATCACTAAGCTAACCTTGGTTGCAGAATCAATGGGTACAGCTACGGAATCCAACAAAGAACTAGAACGACGTATAGACAAGGTAGAGCAGAAGCTAGCAACTTACGCGGGTATGCTTACAGCTCTAACAGGATTTATGGCTATCTACGGCGACAGGATTAAACATCTACTTACAGGGGTTTAATCATGGATGTTGTGAAGTGGTATGAGGACAAGATAGCTAACGCTACAAACCAAAGAGATAAACGTAACTACACAGAGATGCTTAAGATGTGGAAACGTAAGTACAACTTAGAGAACACCAATCCACTTGCTAAGTATTTCATCGAGCCTTAAACAACAAAGGAGCTATTAAGCTCCTTTTATTTTATATGGTAATACGCACTGTCAAACATTGGAAATATACAAGTGTACTTTCTATAGTGAGCTAACCTACCCTTACCTCTATCTGAGTACACTGTATAAGTATTTAATAGTTTCACCTTATTTACCTCATAAAAGAAAGCCCTCAATTAAGAGGGCTAATGTCAGATAACAACTTTAACTTAGGAGGAATATATGAACTTTATTATTCTTATTATTGTTCACTGTATGAACTAAGGTTTAGGCTTTGGTCTTCTTAATTCATGTTTGTATTTTAATAAGTTCAAATTAAAAAGTAAATACCCTGACCGCTACAAATGACCAATAGCAACTCAATGTAAATTACATCCTATAAATCTCTATAAGCCTCAAATACAACAAAGGGTAGCAATCATACCGCTTAACTCTCAAAACCTCTTAGAATTAATTCTAGAGAGAATTAGCTATAGATTTACCACCCTTTTGAACCAATGAAATAATATTTATTTCTTTTCACTGGACTTCCTTTCCTTTTCTTCTTTTCTCTTGTAGAAGAAATACAAACTCCCTCTTTTCATATCCCTTACCCCAAATAAATATACCCATCCTTACAAACAACCTCACCAGATTCTCTCAATATACCCAACACCTTAACCACTGTTAGATACTCATATTCACCTGTAAGCTCTTTTAAATCTTTTCTATTAATTGGAGACTCCCAAGCTAAATCCAATATAATTCTCGCTATTACTTCTTCCTCAGCAGAACCAAGATAAATAAATGATTGCTTATCTTCTTTATTCTTAGATTTCATAGTCATTACCTCACTACAAAATAGTTAAGGGTATGCTTTACACATACCCATATTTATTATTTAGAGTTATTTAATTTAACTACTTGCTTCATTCGCTTAGTGCAGTAATGTAACACCTGCTCATATTGATGATAAATCTCAGTGCTAAAATTCTTAGCATTTACACGGTACTCTTTGCGTAACCTCTCAACAGTTAAGTAAGTGTTTTGCCAGAACTTCTCACGACCACCTTTCACTACTGGTAATGACTCAGAGATTTTACGTAGGTCTTCAATCATCTGTAGAGGAGTATCAATACTCTCTTTTAGAACCAATGAAACAGATTTACCAATGTATTTACCTTGTCTGTTTAATTCGATGATATGGTTCATTCGTTTATCTTTAAGGCTTAGTACAATCTCTTGTACTTCCTCAATTGTATTAGCTGCTGCAATATCCATTAATGCTTTACGGTAAGCAGTGTAAGCATCAAATACCTGAGCTTGTAACTCATAAGAGTAAGACATAGCCATTAAACAAGCTTCACGCTCAGGTAACATTAGAACAATATATTCTTGATGATTTTGAGGGTTAATATGGGTATGCGAAAACTTTCGCACACCCTCACCCAATACTTTCTCAGCTTTTTTATTAAAATCTGAATGGCGCTGACCACAAAATTTTGCCAACTCAATAGATGAAATAAAACCGTTGTTTTCTGTAATTGTTTCTACTAAATTAACTGAATTGATAATTGGATTTTTCATAATAATTCTCCCAATTTTAATATTAACTTTGTTGGCAGAATTATATTATTTCCTAATTTAGAAATCACTAAATCTATTGCTTATTTTTCCATCCTTTACCAAGTAAACAAATACCCTCTAAAACGCTCTACAATCAATTCTAAGCTATATTTAATTTAACCCAATAAATCATAATACCTAAATAATCAAATAGCCTTGTACGCTCTTGCAAAGGGAACTAAAGAAATAAGTGGCTTATTGTTTTGGTAGTATTCAGATACAAAAAACCCTCCATTTAGGAGGGTAAGAATTAAAAGTATTTGTAGGCTAGATAACCTGAAAATAAACACACACCAAAGAATGCAATCATAAGAACCTCTCGGTTAATTAGGTATATCTCTATTTTAATAAGTCCTAATTATTAGGTCTACTTAATTATATTTATTTAAATTAAATTTATTCCTTTGTTTGTATAGTGGCTATTGTAACTCTTAGGGCAACTTTACCTTTCGCCCTTTACTGCGCTCACTACGTTCGCTTGTAGGGCACGGTAAAGCTTGCCCACGAGTTACCGCCACAACCAACCCAACCTAGCAGTGAGGGCGGTAAACCAGACCACACAAAGGCGGGAACACCACGCAAGAGGAGCGCTAGCGACTCGCAGCAAGTGGTGTGCTTGCACCGCCGACTGTGGGATGGTTTACAATAGCCCTTATAGGTAGAAGAAAAGAAACCAAAGAAAACCAATTCCAATCGACTTTTATATACCTAGATGAAAGTAACTTTCCTTTGAAAATCAATAACTTACTTGATTATTTTCCTCAAATTAAGAGGAGAATATTACTACCCTCATTTTTGCACAACCTCCGTTAAGAAAAGCTTTTCTTACGAAACTTGTGCAATTTAAAAAACTTGTGCAAATGTGTTGCATTTTGCATAAGTTTTGATATTATACCCTCAGATTCAATAACAACTTTAGAGGGTATTCCTATGATTAATGCAGTAAAAGTAATCTCTGGCGTATGTGGCTCTGGTAAGTCTGTTGGTACTAGCCTAGCAATGCGCTGTGTTCATGAATTGGCAGCTCTACAAGGCTCACTAGATGTAACCATCTTTGCCTCTAAAACTATTGAGCTGTCTCACCAAAATCACTCTAACTATGTTCACATGATTTCTCTACCGGATGGTAAGTCTGTTGCATGGTCTGAAACTCCTACTCTACTGATTGATAGTGAGTTGAGTGCTAATGTAAACCAACAAATCAATGAAGCTATTGCAGGTGGTTTTAAAGGTGTAATTTTCACGACACACGCTGCTTTAGAAATGATTAGTGAGCATAACTTAAATCGTTGTGATGTGTTTGTAGATGAAGTACCGGACAACCTAGCTCACTACATGGCTGTTAAGCATACAGACTCTTTCTTAACTCGTAATATTTCTGAGTGGGTAGACCTACTACCTATTGAGGGTAACAACGATTTCCAATTAGCTAAGCTAAAACCATGCGTAGATAAAGAGGAAGTTCTAAACCTTATCAATGCAGTACGTACAGGTAAAAACACAGCTATTACTGCTGCTATGGCTAACATCTTAGAGTTCTTGGTTCTTGACTACAGTGTGATGTACTACAGTGCAGCAAGTGATGATACGTTGGTTCAATACTTCCACGCTGTTAAGTACCATGCTCTTGAGAAAGTGATTAAAAATGCTAAGTCACTACACGTACTAGCAGCTAACGTAGATGCATCTGTGTTTGGTTATGTGTGTGAACGTGTTCTAAATACACCTCTTGAGTTAACTGCTTATGAGGGACGATTACTTAAGCAAAAACATAACCATAAAGTGACTATTGTTCCTTTCTTGATTGATGGTGAATGGTCTAACAACCTTAAACAATCTGTAGCAAGCGATAAGCTAGATACTGACTCAGAGGAAGTTGTAGCTAACCTAATTCAAAAGTTCTCTCTTGATGTTCTTGGTTCAGACTTCCTAATGTTCCATAACAAAGATGATGTTTTGATTAGTGATGTGATTCGTGCAGATGTAACGCCTCTACTAACTCAAGTACATGGTATGAACAACTACCGCCACATTGACAAGGCATCTTTTATCGCTTCTCTACGCCCATCCCCGTATGAGGAAAAGGTACTACGTCTATTTGAGAAAGAGATTGCAGGTACAGATAAAGGTGAACTTTACAATCGTGTTGTAACTGGTCGCTGCTATGAAGCTGCTTACCAATGCTGTTTACGCACTGGTTTACGTAACCACGAACCAAACAATAATGAGTTTGTATTAGTAGTTCCTGATATGAAATATGCAAACTATATTGCAGAGCGTTTTGAGGATGGTTGTGTGACTATCGACACATCCAAAGGTTACAAAACCAAAACAGCTCAAAAGCGTGCAGAGGCTAAAGATAATCGCTTAGATACAGTGGTTGCAATTTTGACCGATAAGAAAAACAAGGTAGCTAAAATGCCTGAGTTACTAACTAAGTATGGTATTCACCGCAACTCATTCAATAACTACAAGAAAGAGTTCAAAGCTGAACTGCAAGCTCTAGGATTGGTTAAGTAAGCAGAAGCCCTAGTAGAGATACTAGGGTTTTTTGTATCTGTAGCATTTCAAAATAAACACCTCCTTGTGTTCATTGGTTCAACCTCTGTAGAGGTAAATCACTGTACCTATAAAACAAATCACATTAATCACTATCAGTATCTTTTCTACTCTCCACATCTAACACCTCTTAGAAGTTGTAGAGCCTTTCCATTTGGGCGATGTACTTAGCTCTTAATTAGGTGGGCTAATTGAATGCACTGAGTGCTTATGAGAGAGGTTAATTCTAGTAGGTGAACACACATTCACGCTTACTATATTCAACTGCAAATGTGACCTATAGAGGCTACAACAGCTACATAGAATTAAGGTGATTCTATTTAGTTGGTTCATTGGTTCAATCAATGATATGTATTGTCACGATAACAGTTAGTTAGACTTGAAATACTGGATAAATTAACAGGTAAAAATTTAAGAATTTTATGTGTAAGGTATTGCATAGTGAGATACAACGAGATACACTTATCACATCAGATAGCTTAGAGCAAAGTCTGATTGTTCTAGATAGATATGGAGGAACCAATGTCAAAGACTACAATGCGCTCATATAGACTACCTACAGAGCTTCTAGAAGAAATAGAAGTGATGGCAAAAGATGAAGATAGAAACGTAACCAATATGGTTACAGTTCTTTTGAAAGAAGCGGTGAAAGCTCGAAAAGAGCAGAACCAATAGAAATGAAAAAGCCCTAGCTGCAACTAGGGCTGATATTCCCGAAAGTCGATAAACAATATAAGGAACACAATTATGTTACTACAAACTATCACTACAGAAAACCTAGTTGAAATCATCGAGATGAATAACGGTTCAATTAGCTCAGCTCAACTAGCTACTATCCTTGGTAAGAATCACTCAGATGTTACTAAGAAATTGGTATCTCAATTAGGTGAATCCACGCTCAGCAATTTTCTGAGCGTAGAAAAATACAACAATGGTAAGAATGAGCGTAGTGTTTACCTACTACCTGAGAAAGAAGCTATGGCTCTTGCAATGTCTTACGATATGCATCTAGGTATGCAGGTTTATGAAGCTTACCAAACTTACAAGGAAGCCCTAGAGAAGATTTGTAAGGTAGATACTTTGGAACATGCACAAGCAATTGCAGAATTAACTTTAGAGATTCAGTTTGTGAAGTTCATGAAAACCAAACCTACTCGCTTTGGTCAAAGAATCCGTAAGTTCTATGATGATGCTACTCCACTAGAGGCAATGGAAAAGTTAAAGCAAGCTTACCAAGAGTTAGAGATTACGTTTTCAAATGATGCTAAGTACCGTGAAACATTCTTAAGAACTTGGAAACGTGAGAATAGAGCGTTAGCTGCTAAGTATTTGCAAAGTGTGGTAGATACTAAGTCTCAATTGAATACAAGTTACTATGATTCATTTACTACTGTTGAGAATGAAATTCATAAGATGGAATTGAGAATTGAGCGTAGAGGAAGAACAGTAGCAGAGAAGCAAGTTAAGAAGTTATCTGAGTTGGTTCAGAAAGAGGATTCAGTAGAACCAATTGAAGAACCTAAACAAGAAATTGAACTGTTTGATGCTGATGCTTACATAGCAAGCCTAAACCAATAA